TTTTGTATTAATTTAAAGAGTATCGAATAACAAACCAAGATATACTTTGTATATTCACTTATTCTTCAAATATAGTGTATTTTTTTTAATTTAACAAGATATTTATATAAAAAGTATAATATGAGAAGACGTGATAGAAAAAATAATATGAATGAGGCCAATAAAAGAATTTTAGGTCTTATAAAAGAAGATGAAGAAAAAGCGGTTAAAAAAACCACTGTAACTAAACATCCGGCTTATCCAGCTGTAGATAGACTAGAAAGAGCTTTAGAAGACTTAAAGATGGAGTTTAAAGATAGTATAGCTAACGCAGTATCTGGTTCTGATGGTTATCACAGTGAAATAGATAAGTTCTCTGAGGACTTTGGTAAGTTTATTACTAAAGTGTCTAAAATGAAGAGTAAAATCAACGACCATCAAATTGCGAATAAAGATAAGGAGGTGGCTGAAGCTAAGAAACGGAAAGAGAAACAAAGAGAATACGAACACCACATGAGAGAAAAGGCTAGAACTGAAGGACGTAATTATTCATATTAAAATAAATTAAAATAAATTAAAATGAGAAGACACGATAAAAAAAGAATTATATCGGAAGCTAACGAAAGGTTAGAAAGAAATTATTTAAAATCTAAAGGACTTTTAAAAGAAGATAAAAAACCTAAAACAAAAAAACTTTCCGCAAAGGAGGTTGACGTTATTTCTAAAATACTTGAGGGAGATATTCTTGGGGAAGGTGAAGAAGTGTTGGCGGAAGGTAATTTCTCTAAGATTAGAGAAAAATTTAATTCAGCTCTTAAGAAAGGAGCTATGACATTTGGTGTTTTAGCGGCTATCTTAGGTTCACCTAATATGGCACAAGCACAAAAGGCACAACTTAAAAAAGATGTCACTAATAGTACTTGGTTTCTGGACAGCCAACAAGATTTTAAGAATCAACAAACAGTGTACAGTGGATTGGTGGGTAAGTATGTAGACAATCCTAATTTTGACCAAGATGTATATGATAAAGGAAGTGAGAATAGTAATTATAAACCTGTTTCCCTTGAAAAGTGGGTTAACAATCTAGGACAAGACAGTACTGTGTACAAACAATACCAAGATAGTGAATTCAATCCCTCTGATGATGGAGGTAGTTACACATATAGTAACCCAACCGTATCTAAAACAGTTGTTAACAAAGATGTTAAACCATGGGCTGGTGAAGATTGGGCACAACTTACTAAAAAAGGTAAGATTGGTAATTACTTATGGTCAAAAGATAAAACAAAATCTATTACCCCTGAAATTCATAAAGAATTAAAGAAATTAGATAAAGGTAAGAATTTTAATTATAAAGACTGGAAGTCAGTGAAAGCTAAACAATATAAAGATGGTGGGATGAGTGCTTCTGATTTTCAAAGTGTAGATTTGGATAATATCCAATCACCTAGTTAATAAATTAAAATGAGAAGTTTAATCCGTAAAATATTAAAAGAAGAATCTGATAAACAAACTGATTTAACCAACTCTAATACTAATGAACATAATATATGTGATGATTTTAGTGCTGAAAGTTATGAAGACTTAGTTCAATTAATCAATAAAGCACATGTTTCAAAAGAAGACCATACTAATATAGAAAAATTATTGGGTGATTTAAAAAAAGAAATGGAAAGTTTAGGTACGGATAAAGATTTAATCAATACATACCAACATAAAATTGCGAACCGACTATGTAAATAGTAAAAAAGGTCTGAGAAATCAGACCTTTTATTTTTAACACCAATCTTTTTCGGATACTATTTCAAAAAGTATAGTATCACCATAGGTTCTTATTTGATTTCCTGATTCTATTTTAAATTCCATATAATAGTCATTAGGGATTAACCAAGAAGTGTCTAATAAAAAGAAATTACCATCAGGGGTTCTACTAACTTCATTCCAATCAACGTATTCAATTTGTGTTTCTCCTTCTTTAATATAAATTCTATAATAAATTTTGTCTACCACTTGTGACTGGTCGTAAGTAAATGGTACTCTAGCTATAACATCTACCCTTCTAGTATCACCACGTTTAATTTTTTCTCTTCTTTTAATGCCCGTAAAGGCAAATTCATAATCAAAGATAGACATATTGTTTGAATCACCAACACCTAAACCAAAGGCTCCCGCACTATTATTAGAACCTATGTTATAGTAATCATTTTCCTCTCTTACTATAAAATCTAACTCTGCGTCACCTAAAATATTATTATCAATGGTAACACCACTCCATACATCAAAAAATTGTATATTACCACAATACTCGTTTGTCTTTGGGACATTAACAGACACACAATAAACACCTGTGGTCACTTGTGTAATACCTGATGGGGGTATTGTTTGGAATACACTATCCTCATGGTCATATATAGTAACCCCCGATATTGAGGCGTTAGTTCTTTGTCCACCAGCGTTAACATATAGACATAAATTATTGCTCTTATTGATTATAAAGTTGTCTCTGTCATCTTTTATGGTATCATCATACAAAGTCTCCATAAAGGGTTCGTATACAGTCTGAGTGTCTTTTGTGAAGAATCCCACATAACAGACATCTTCTAAAGGTGCCTTTTCTTGTGCGGTTTGAAAAGCCACACCGATATTAGCAAATGTTTTACCACTAACAATTAGTTCATTAATGTAGTCTGTAACATCGATACATAAATTTTCATCACCATGGTCAAAATGTTGTGTACCCTTAACCAAGTTTATTGTTGAACCCGTATAACCACTTGTTGAACCTGAGTACCACATTGTAGGGTCTGTGTAAACACCTAATTGTGACCAAGACTGTGATGTCTGTCTGTCTTCCCAATTTGCAGCACCTTCACAATAACTTTTATCTCCTGAATCACAGGTTACTGCCTTCGTTGTGGTGTAATCATAACCATTACCCTCATCCCATTCTTCAGGGATTTCAAAAACAATTAAATCAAAAGCTGTAGCTCTTTTAACATCTCCACAAGAACTAGCCACAGTTTTACAATAAGTTTCTTTATCGAAACAAGATGTGTTTGTTATTTTTATTTGGTGTGTTATATCATTGATAAAAAATTGTTTATTATCTAGTTTATCTTTAACGCCAGTTAAGTCTATGTTGAATAAGTATCTTGAGTAGGTTAGTTTGTCTACATCTAATGAACCACCATGGAAAACCTCAGCGATAGGGTTTCTACCTGTGTTTACACAAGAGTCTCTAACTATTACTGTGTCCTTATTAAAATATGTTCTGTAAGCATTCATGTAATCTTTTACTATAAATATCTTAATTAATTCTAATGTGTGGTGATAATAAAGAAATTAAATCGAACTTTTCTATTTCGGGTTTAGAATTCGCATTTGTAGATGGTAGTTTAGGGTATGGGTGATTATGGTTTTTAATATAATCAACTAAAAGTTTTAAAAACTCAATTAAACGGTCACCCCTAACTAAAGGTGATAAAGCATCGTGAAAATTAAACAAATCTTTATCTTTTTCTAGTAAAGGATTTATTTTTTTAATACTTGGTAATCCAGCAGAACCATCACTATTTTTATAAGAAACTAAACTAATATAGTCCGAATATAACATGGAGTGTGTGGTTGAGTTTCGAGGATTAACTTCATTCTCAACAACCTTTATCCTTAAAAAACCAGGATTCTTTTTATTTAGTTCCAACGGACCAAATCGATTAAAATTAAATTTACCGGCCCTTATTAAAACCTCACCCCCATTATTTAGCCTATCTTTTTTATCTTTATTTGTTGGTAAGACTATGTCGGCATTATTTCTACCTTGTAATGCGATGTCAAATTTTTCGGGAAAACCACCAGTAAAACCACCTTTTTTACTTATATCACCATTTTGTTTAGCAGCTGAAGGTAAAACATTACTATTTAAAAGGTCTCCACCTGATTTAGATGATTCATAAGATAGTCTACTTCTATCTGATATTAGAGGACCTACCCAATACCTGTTTTGTTGTGGTTTTTTAGTGTCTTCAACAATAACCAAACACATCTCACCAACTTTCGGTAAAACTAATAAGTGCTTTGGTAAAAGTGGTACTGCGTAGGGAACTTCTATACAAGAGTTATTAGTAACCTTTTGAGAGTTTGTTTCTGATGGCTTAGACTCTAAATTATCCAATTGAGCTTGGTTTCTCATGGGTACAGTACCTACCTCACCAATTGTGGGTGCTAGTAAACTTTCACTTGGCCCTATCCCTTGAACCCTTTTAAATGTTCTATTATTAGTTCTTAAAGTTTTAGATTCATTTTCTTTACAAAAAATTTTACTTTTACTATCAAAAGCTGGAATACTAACTTTAATTAATCCTTCATTTGGACTTTTTGTGCTTTCAACTGAAACAACAGTACCATAATAAATACCACTACTATGTGGGCCAACTGAATTTGATGCTGAACCACTTTTCTGTGTGTTAGGTATTTTATATCTCATAATTATTTTTTTCTGTTTCTTTTATTTATTTCTTCATGTACAGATAAATAATCACTTTCGATAGACCTCCAATAGTCAAAAATTTTAACTATCTTTAATCTAACAGATTCAAACTCATCTCTTTTTCCTTTTTTAAGTAGTTCCAATTCAGAAGTACTTAAATTACTTAGTTTATTTTTTATACCCATTTTAATTAAGTTATAACACCATAACCAGTACTAGTAGTTGTGGTTTGACCAACAACAGGTACAGGACCCCCAAGATTTCCAACACCTGAAGCACTTATTGTTTGACCTGGTAAGTTTACAATTGTAATCCTACCATCTGTTATTAAAGCATTAACAATTTCTTCCACCCTTATTCTTTCCATTTTTTCAGCAATATTTTCAGAACCATCATCATTAGCCCCTATTATGGCACCAGCTTCTGATTGTCTTTTCACAATTTCACCCGCTATCTTAGTAGGTGATAAACCTGAACGTAGAGTAGCACTTAGAGCAATTCTTTTACTTACAGGGGGAGCTGGTAATGTAGGGACTTTAAATAACCCTACTAGTGCCCCAATCACTTCTTTTGCTTTAGTAAAATCTATACCTGAATCCCCACCACTATTTTTATTAATTTTTGGTTGATTTGCCATATTTTTTTATTTTATTTATCCAGTAAGACTGTTTATGAAAGAAAGTACATTATTAACTTGACTTAAAACTTCTCTAGCACTTTCTATTTGTTTTTTACGATTTTTAGTTTGGTCCTCTAATATTTTAGCTACTTTAAGTGAAACTAGTTTTATAATTTCAGATTTTATAATATCATACAAAAATTCTACTATTATTGGGTATATAGCTTCTTTAATTAAACAAACATTTAAACTTTTGAACTTTTCAAAATAATCTTCTACACCACTTTTCTCTATATTAGGACCACCTATCTCAACTCCAGGAGCTCCTACCGTTCCATTTGGGTCTATTCCGGCCGTATTGAGTAGTGATTCACCCATTTGTTGTAAAATAACATTAAATGGTTTAAATGTTTGACTCAACAAAACAGCTGATAAGTTTTCGAAAATTTGTTTAAAAATATTTTTTTTAGCGGTTTCTTCATTTTCCTCACTAATTTTACCAACAGACTTTTCCACCATACTAACCATATTCTTAGTTAAGGCTTCTTTTACTAGTGAAGGTTTAACATCTTGTAAAAGATTAAAACTCTCCTCAAAGTCAGAAAAAGAGACACTAGTCTCCACTGAACCACAACCCAAATCAGCTAAATTACCACCATTAACAATATTATTTGTTAGGTAATTTATTCTATCTCTTTGTTCTTTTGAGAATTGAAAAAAATCGTTATTATATATCGTTGGGTTTTGGTTATTCGCTAGGCCTTCTTTGTCTATTACTTTTTCTGTTAATTCTTTTAGCTTCATCTTATCTTCGAGCCAATCTTTTCCAGCGTCAGTTAATGAAGAAACGGTACCGAATATGGTATCTAATATTGTACTAACAAGTAAACTTAAATCTAATATTTTTACACTATCTAAAAAATCTCTCAAAAAGTTTTCAAAACTTTTTTCTAATAGATAAGCTGGGTCAATATTAACCTTAAGCTTATCGTTTGACCAAGAAACGTTTAATATATTTTTCCAATTACCAGAACCAGTTTGGATTGAGTCAAATAAAAATTTTTGGAAGTCACCACCAGGGGTTGGGGTTATCTGTACTGATGGGTCGTTTGGTAGGTTTGGTAATTGTGGGGCCGCTTTACCATAATAAAACTTACCTAAATCACTGTTAGGGTCCATTTTTAAACTACCGTCTATATCTAAATTTTTTATATCCGTATCTAGTACGGGGTTATTTATGTTAGAAAGTTTGAAATTACTACTTTTAGCTTTTTTTAAAATCTGTTTTATTATGACAGATTTCATCTTATTTTCTATTTTATCTGTTTTTTTTAATACTTCTTTAAATAGTCTTTCTTGTTGACTCCCAACCAATTCCTCTAATAAATCCAACATGGTTGGTATTATATTACCTTTTTTAGATTTTATTGAATTAAAACTATTAACTGATTTGTTAAGTTCTGGAAAATTGTCGAATAAAGCTTTAGTAGCTGAGATTTCACCAAATAAATCTGTTTTGTCTTTAATAAAAGCCATCCAACTATTTTATTTTTTTTCATTTTCTTCACCACTAAACAAATTACGTAATAAATCCATATCTTCAGGGTTTAATTTCCCCTGAACGTCTTTGTTTGTAGTGTTATCACCTTTAAAAATAAGTTGACTCATTAACTTAACTAATGACAATTTTTTATCTATAGTAACGTCAACAAGTTTTAAAAGGTCTGTGTTAGCTTTGTTGATGTTAACTAAATCGTGTACATCATCTATCTCAACCTTTTTTTTATTTTCGTTTATCTGTCTTATAGCTGTTGTTCTTTGTTCAACTAACTCGTTATAAGCTTCTTGTGCAATAGATAAAAAACTATCAGTACTTAACTTAACTTCTTTTTTTTTTGGTCTCCCCATTACTTTATTTATTTATAAATATCTTATTATGATATTTTATAAACCATCTTTTAATATCTGATATATAACCTTATATCTTTTCATAGCATTTCTAATATCTTTAGTTGTTAAAGATGTCATATTTCTCATGTATAATAGGATTAAGTTTTTATTGTATTTTCTATTTTTACCAGCTTCGTCACTAAAAATATTATCCCATTCCTCTAATATTCTAATCAATGAGTTACCAACCTTTAATTCGTTTTCATTTAATATCTTAGTCTCCATCTCTTCTCTAATAGTTTTAGATATTTTTAATATAAACTCAGTCAAGTCGTTACCATCATCATCAATTGAATAACTATTGGTTAGGTCGTTTTCTACTGTCTCTGAATAATCTTCATATGATAGTATTGATTTTAGTTTTTTATCTTCTTTTATTAATTTACCCAATAAATAATGTTTACATACAGTACCATAATAAGAATATGATTTTTTATTTTTACTAGGTTTAAATTTGTGAAATTTTATCATTAAAAATGATAAAGCGTCTGAGTGAGCGTCCTCATAAGTTAATGTTTTAGGGTATAACTTATACTTCCTGATAATACTCTCAACCATTTTATTCAATGGGTCTCTAAGGTGATTTCTATATACTCTTTCCCTTTTAACAACCTCTTCGGTTGTACCTGTCCATCTAAATCCGTCTTGTGTGGTTTTATCAGGTACAAGAGCCCCTAAAGATAGGAACTCTTTTACAGCTTCTTCCTGTTCTACACCAAAATAGTTTTTACTCTTTGGTTTTCTTCCCCTCGTTTTCTTTTCAGACATAGTCTATTCAACAATTTCAGTCTCATACTTTACGCCTCTATCCTTTTTAAAGTAACACTCTTTTTTAGATGTGTTGTACCAAAACTTAGATTCAAGTGGGTCTATAAAGTAATCTTTATCGTTTTTATAATTCCAAAATAAAGAGTTTTCTCTCATGTTAATTTTTTTATATCCTATTCTAGGTATAGTCATCATTTTCATATCATAATAAGACATCCTTAAAAGAAATTCATAGTTAAAAAACATTTTAATACCAGGTTTAAGACCTCCCGTTGAAACGAAAGAATCCTTTTTAACTATAGAACCTGAAAATTGGAAGTTTGGGAAATTTAATAATGAATCGTAATCTAAAACTCCCATAGTCTCACTAAAGTCTCTCGCCCAAACAGGTTCGTTACTAAAGTGAATAAATTGGTTTTCTGCGTTAACGTCTAGGATTATGGGTAAAAATAAATCCATATTTTTATGTTGTTCTTTATATTCAACAAAGTTTTTAAACCAAATTGAGGAATACACGTCATCAACCTCTAAAACTGAAAACCATTCAGTTTCCACTTTTTCAACACCTAGGTTTATTTGTGAACAAAAATCTGTTTCACCATCATTTTCTACAATAGTTAACATATTTTTGGTCTCTTCACTAAATTCATAACTACCAACCTCTTTTTTAACTTCACTATCTTTTGGTACAACTATGATTAAAGCTTTTGGTTTTGTTTTTTGTTCCTCGATACTTTTTATCGCGTTAGCGAAATAATCTTTTTCTTTATCATCTAAAGACACTAGTGGTAAAATTACCGTTAAATTTGTTTCCATAAATTAATCCTTTTTTTCTTCTATTTCATTTACTTGGTACTTTTCCAAGGTTTTTTTTATCTCTTCTTCTCTTAAAGAGAAAAGTTCACTATATATTTTTTTAATTTCTTTATTCATGTTTTCAACAGTGAATCTACTAACAGTCTCATCCATTTCTGAAATAATTTCTTCAGGTACAGAGTCTTCTAACCAAGATTGGATGTATTGTGAGATTAAATCAGGTATAATAATTGTATTGTCAACCCACATACCATTTTTTTCTGTAATCCAACCATTTGGTAAGTTAGGTACTTTACCAATAACAGGTGTATCACAAGCCATAGATTCTAATGGGAAAGTACCGAAAGAAGAAATATCATCT